CGTCTTTCAAGAAGAAGGAAGACACCTACAAAATGGCAGAAGCTAACAAAGCGTTTGCTCACTACCGCTGGTAAGAGGAGGTTGGTATGGCAGATAGAAAAACTCCTTTACATATGGTTAGAAACATCGGTATTGCCGCTCACATCGATGCCGGTAAGACTACGACCAGCGAAAGAATTTTATTCTTTACGGGTATGAGTCACAAGATCGGCGAGGTTCACGACGGCGCTGCTACGATGGACTGGATGGAGCAAGAAAAAGAGCGCGGCATTACGATTACGTCTGCGGCGACCACCTGCTTTTGGAAAGATCACCAGATAAATTTAATCGACACTCCGGGTCACGTCGACTTTACTATCGAAGTCGAGCGTTCTATGCGAGTTCTTGACGGCGCGGTTGCGGTATTTTGCGCGGTCGGCGGCGTTCAACCTCAGTCTGAAACCGTTTGGAGACAAGCGAATAAATATCGCGTCCCAAGAATGGTTTACGTAAATAAAATGGACAGGATCGGCGCAAATTTTTATAACGTCGAAGACCAGATTAAAAATCGTTTAAAAGCAAATCCGGTACCTATTCAAATTCCGATCGGTTCGGAGGATAACTTTAAAGGCGTAGTCGACTTGGTTACTATGAAAGCTTTGATTTGGGACGATGAAAGTAAACCGACTACTTACGTAGAGCAAGAAATCCCGAACGATCTAAAAAGTAAGGCAGAGGAATACAGAACGAAGATGATTGAGGCCGTCGCCGAAACCGACGATGCTTTAATGGAAAAATTTTTCGGCGGCGAAGAGCTAAGCGTAGAAGAGATCAAAAAGGGTATAAAAGCCGGATGCTTATCCATGTCTATCATCCCTATGATTTGCGGAACTTCGTTTAAAAACAAAGGCGTTCAACCGTTGCTTGATGCGGTCGTAGATTATCTACCTGCGCCCGATGAGGTTGAGGCGATTAAGGGCGAATACGAGGACGGCAAAGAAGTCGTGGTAGATAGTACCGATGACGGCGAATTCGCGGGTCTTGCGTTCAAGATTATGACCGACCCGTTCGTAGGACAGCTTACGTTCGTACGCGTATATCGCGGTAGTTTGGAAAGCGGTAGTTATGCCTACAACTCCGTAAAAGGTAAAAAAGAGCGCATAGGTCGTTTATTAAAAATGCACTCAAATAAACGCGAGGAAATTTCGGTACTTCATGCGGGCGAGATCGGTGCCGTCGTAGGCTTAAAAGAGACGCTAACCGGCGATACGCTAGCTAGCGAAAAAGATCCGGTTATCCTAGAAAAAATGGATTTTCCTGATCCGGTTATTAGCGTTGCGGTCGAGCCTAAAACGAAAGCCGACCAAGAAAAGATGGCTATTGCGCTTCAAAAGCTCGCACAGGAAGACCCAAGCTTCCGCGTAGGTACCGACGAAGAGAGCGGTCAAACTATTATCAGCGGTATGGGCGAGCTTCACCTAGAAATTATCGTGGATAGAATGCTTCGCGAATTTAAAGTCGATGCCGAAGTCGGTCAGCCGCAGGTTGCTTACCGCGAGACTATTCGCAAAACGGTCGAGCAAGAGTATAAATACGCTAAACAATCTGGCGGTCGCGGTCAATACGGACACGTATTTTTACGTATCGAGCCTATGGAGCCCGGTAGCGGATTTGAGTTCGTTAACGATATCAAAGGCGGCGTAGTTCCTAAAGAATATATTCCAGCGGTTGAAAAAGGCTGCAAAGAAGCGCTTCAAAACGGCGTACTTGCGGGCTATCCGGTCGAAGACGTTAAAGTTACGCTATATGACGGAAGCTACCACGAGGTCGACTCTTCTGAAATGGCGTTTAAACTTGCCGCTTCAATGGGCTTTAAAGAGGGTGCTAGAAAGGCGGGAGCCGTCATTCTTGAGCCTATCATGAAAGTAGAAGTAGAGACGCCTGAGGAGTACATGGGCGACGTTATCGGAGACCTCAATAAGCGTCGCGGTCAAGTTAATTCAATGGACGAAAGAAGCGGAAATAAGGTAGTTACTGCATTCTGCCCGCTTTCGACCATGTTTGGATACTCTACCGACCTACGCTCTCAAACGCAAGGACGTGCGACGTATTCTATGGAATTTGACCACTATGATGAAGTTCCAAAGAACGTTAGCGAAGAAATTATTAAGAAAAGAAACGGCTAATCGCCGAAAATTTGCCGCCTCGTATGGGGCGGCTTTTTAAATTTTACCTATATTCGAAATTTTTATACTTTTTGATATTCTCGTCCTCATAGCTCAGCTGGATAGAGCGCAGAATTCCTAATTCTGAGGCCACAGGTTCAAATCCTGTTGGGGACACCATTATATTATTTATGCTAATTTTTCTTAATTTATATCCTTTTACCAAACTACGATAAAATCGGCTTTTAATGGAGTTTTTAATTTATCTTAATGTAGCTTAATGTATATTTATTTTTAAATTAATTGTGCTTTTTATTGTGCTATCGCTTTAAATTTGCATATAAATTTTATATTTTATTGTGCTTTTTAAATTTGCTTAGGCTTATGAAATGCCCGATAATTCGAGCTTTCGAGCCAAAAAACTAAGCACAGTAAAAAGCACGATAAACGACGCGAAAGGGCTAAAATGAAAATTAAAATTCTAACGGCGACGCAGGTCAAGGCGCTAAAATATAACGGCGGCGGGAGCGTCACGAGACACGCCATAGATACTACTTGCAAGCTTTATTTATTTTGCGCCGGTAGCGGAGCTAAAACGTATAAATTTAGAAAGAGCGGCTCGACTTATGAAAATATCGGCGATTACGACAATATAAGCCTGGCCGAAGCGAGAGAGAAAGCCAAAGGGTTTTATAAGGCCGAGGCCGCGGGCGAGCTTATCGCAAAAGAGAGTAAAAGCGTTTCGGAGGTCTTTTTTATGTGGCTCGATAACGTAAAAATCCCTCAAAACACGCAAAATCGCGCCGAAAAAAGAAGGAAGTTAATAAATAGGGTAAATAAATGGCTATTAAAGCCGCTCGGAGATAAACCCGTAGGCGAGCTTAAAAAGGCCGATATCGTTAAACAAACTACGCAAGTGGGCTTGATGAGCTATACGACCGCGGTTAAATTTCTACCGATACTTCGCGATACGCTAAAATACGCGAAAGCTAACGGGTATATAAAAGAGTATTCTTTCGCGCTCGAGCTTATCGACGACGCGGCGGCGATCTACCCAAAAAGCGGCGTAACGCATAGAAAAGCGGTGATAGACGAAGATAGATTAAGAGAGATTATCGGGATAGTAAAGCGAAGCGAATTAAAGCGGAGTATTAAAAATTTATTCTTTTTAAGCCTTGTTACGGCGCAGCGCCCGCATCAGATAAGAAACCTTACCTGGAACGCGGTAGATTTGGAAAAGGGCTTTTTAAATTTTAGCGAGACGGACAATAAAACGAGGCTTAACGCTCGTATCCCGCTCCCTAAGCAGGCCGTAGCCATACTCGAAGATCAGTTAAAATTTAAAGAGAACGATTACGTATTTAGTTCGGCTTATTTTACGCCTAAAAGCGGCTGGGCCTTGTCGGAAAACGTCTTGCAAAAGGCTATAAAATCTTTGGGCATCGACGATTTACACGCGCACGGCTTTCGCTCGATGCTCTCCACTTTTGCGACGAGGGCAAGCGAGAGGGTAAACGGCGAGGTAAGGGCGAAATTCGAGAAAAGGATAATAGACGAAGTGCTTTTGCATACGCCTAAAAGCGAGGTGGATAAGGCGTATTTTCGGGATTTTAACTCATCCGAGCATTTACGCCTTTTGCGGTGGTGGGCCGACTTTTTAGCGGGATTAGGGGCTTTTGACTAGCTTTTTTAGATCGGCTTTTAGCCAATCAAGAGGGTATCTTATCCGCCCGTTTATCGTTATGAAGCGCGGCGTGTATTCCCATTTGCCGGCGTATTTTTTCATCCGCATTTTAGCCAGAATATTACTTTTAGGGCTAAACCCCAAAAACGCCAAAGTCTCTTTTTCGGTAAGGTATTTTTTATCGCTCATTTTTACTCCTTTATTTGATTTATCGTGATGACGATGCGGCTAAGCCGTCCGTCGTCTAGCTTTTTTATCTCGCGCGTTATCCACGCTATTTTGGCGCGGCGCGCGGTTTGCTCGTCCGCCGCTTCGTTGTGCCGCTCGCAAAATTTAGCCAGCCGGGTTAGGGCGGCTTTTTCTTTTTCTTTTTCTGGGCTACTCATTACTATTTATCTTATCCTCCTAAAATTTCGTTTCTCTCCATAAAAAAGCGGTCGTCGTCGCTTGCATGCGCCATAACAAAAATGGCGGCGTCTTTTAGTTCTGCTGTAGTCATATTTTGCCTTGTAGTAAGCGGAAATTAATCCCGCGATTTGTATAATTAGAAGTTGTTTTTTGTAGCCTTTTTGTAGGAGATTAGGCTACTTTAAATATCTGCTTTAAAATTTCCGTGCTGTAAGTATTTATGCGCCCGTATCTAGGGTCGATAACCGCGCCCATAAACGCCCCTTGCTCGTCGCTCAACTTTTTAGCCCTTTTGCCTAGGCTCGGTATATGATAGCCTTTTTGCGAAATGCCGTGTAAATTCATAAAAGCGATAAGCGTCATATAATTATCGTTGTTTAAAAGGCGGTTTATATTGTGCTTGGCTTTTAGCTGCTCTTTGCGTATCTCCTCGGTCTTGGTTTCTAGCGCAGCCGTTCGCCTCTCGTGTTCAACTAATAACGCCGCGCTCTGCGCTAAAATTTCGGCTTGGGTTAGCGGGATAACTTTCTGCTTATGTGTTTTTTCAAACTCTATGAAGTAGCGCCTGACCTTTTTGCCGACTTCGTTTCTCTCCAACATCGCGATCTCTTTTGCTATGTCGGTCGAGAGGATGTATTCGATCATTGTGGCATTATTGGCTTCCATTTTTTTGTGGAAGCAGATAAAATCCACATTCTCGACGGCGTCCACCTCGTCCAGCCTCTTTTTTATCCACGTTGAAAAGTCTTGTTTGCTTTCCAAAACTTCGTGTAGTTCTCTTGCATTGACCGAATTTATTTCGGCGCCGTTAAAATCCGCTTTGTTGATAGGGATTAGCTCTGTCATTTCGTTTCTCCTTTGGGTTGAAGTATGTTTAAAATTTTGGCTCTCATCGCGTTGTGATTTTTCGATAGCGCGTCTAAAGCGCAGAATAAATCATAAGCGCAGTCAAGCACCTTGTAGCTTACTTCCTCGTCGCTGTCGGTCGGCTCTATTTTGTAAAGCGCTAGATACTGGACGAATTTAGCCTTAGTTTGGGTTCGCATATTGTCTCCTTTGTCAAAGTCCTTATTTGTGCTTTGACAACGAAATAATAGCCAAATTAAAACTATAAGTCAAGGGGTTTGGTATAAAATAAGTATTATTTTTATTTTTTTGGTAGAAATAAGGACTAAATAAAGCTATTTAGTCCGCTAAAAAGTCTTTTAGGTTATTTTTAAAAGCTTCCGACTTTTCAAGCTTCGCTTTTAAATTTAGCGTTTCCTTGTAAAGCTCAATCGCTTTTTTCATGGGCTCGCTAGCTTCTCCTGCGCCCGCGTTTTTAATCGCGCTCTCGCTATACCCTATCTCTTCGCCCAACTCCTTATAAGTCATTTTTAGCTCATCGCAAATTTCTTTAATAATGTTAGGGGAGTTTTGTTTTGCTAGCTTAGATATGATTTTTTCATCTTTGAGCTCATATACTCCATCGCTCCATTGACGCATATTTGCTATCACCTCTTTTTCATCAACTGTAAAATCTAGCTTTTTGTAGCTAATCTTATATAGCAGCCTAAAATCCATGCTCCTTTGCTCTACCACACCTACTAATTCAGCAGCACATTTAAACGGTAACCACTTTGCACCCTTTGCCTTGGGGGTTAATTTCTTATCGTATATAAATACGACATCGCCGTAGCTCATTTCTATGTTTGGGCGTTGCATCCAATCATCAAATTTTTCATATTTGATTAATTTGTCAATAGCGAGCGTGTCACCTGTCTTTGCTATAAAGTATCTTTTCTCCATTTTGTTGTCTCCCTTTAAACCTCAAATTCTACAAAAACCTAAATTTAAAACCCCTTACGGGTTGCCGATACGGTTTATTATGCCGCGCAGTCTAGCGCTGCTTCTATTAAGCGGGCTTTGCTTGCTTATATTTGCCTTTTCTCGCCACGTCCTCGCTGCTATCTAGCCAGTGGATGCTCGCAACGCCTTTGTGCCCAGTATCGAAAATATACCAAGCATAAGCCATCATCGCCGTTTCGTATTTGCCGTCCGGGCGTATTTCGGCCGATAGCGACGGATAGCGCGTAAAAATATAAATCTTTTCCAAAATCTCGCGCGCACTCCAAATTTCGTTATATCGCGCTTGCCCCTGCAAGTAGCTCAAAGGCAGTAAAAACGCAAATCTAGGCGCGACTTCGCAGGCTTTTAAGATGAATTCTTTGGCTAGGCTAAACGGCGGGTTTGTAACAATCGCGTCAAATTTGCGCGTTTCGGCTAGAAAATCTTTGCCGTCTAGCAAATAATCATACGCCGTAATATCCTCGTAGCCAGCTCCTTTTAAAATCGCCGTTATCGCGCCTGCACCACACGCAGGCTCTAGTATGCGCCCCTCAAATTTCTCAACCTCTAAGAGCCGCCGCGTGATGTTATAGGGCGTCTGGTAGAAGTCGCTTTTTGATCGCTTCTTGTTGGTGTTGCCGCTGAAGTTCTTACCCATTTTTAGCCTCTTGCTTGTTCGCCTATTTTTAGCAAAATTTCACATAAGCGAGACATAATAGGACTGCGCCCTAGATATACGCCATAAGTCCTATAATTTTCGCCGCGCTCAGCATACTCTCTAGCTTCGCGATCGCTAAAAGTAAATACCATTCTTTCGTCCGCTATCCATCTTTGCATAGTTGGATAATAAGAGTAGTCATTCAATTCCTTTCGATCTCTTATGTAGCTTTGCAAACCGTCATCATCATCCACGTTTAAAAGAATGCCAAGCTCCTTTACTAATTCTAGTTTTTGGGCATCGCTATCGGCATCTATTAGATTTTCGTGTATTTCGTCTATTAGGTATGCTTTTGCCCGCTTAAGCCCCTCAGCCACGGCATCACCTTCGCTAAATAGCGTCCAATTATCGGCAAATTCCTCGTCTGTGATAATGGTCTCCTTCTTTTGAACTGTTAAGCCGTAGGGCTGGGCAGTACTTCTAGTGTCTTGTTTAAGCATTTCTTTCCCCAAATCCATTAAAAATTCCGCATCTTCATCGGACAAATAAAACGGGGATTCCTTGTTATTTTGAGTCATATTAGTTCCTTTAATAATTTATTTATCAAACAAATTTTAACTAGCAAAAGCCCTAAATATCGGCTTTTGTATGGCCGTAGCAAGCTTATATTAAGCCTACGATCAAACAACAGTCAAACAATTAAAACGGTATCGTTTTGTCGTCGTCATCGTATTTGGCGTCCACGTCTATTTCGGGCGCATCGTAGTCTACGTGATAGTCTTTCGGCGGTTGTTGCTGTTTCTTAGGCGTTCCTTGTTGCGGACGCTGATTTGAATAGCCGCCTTGCTGATAGCCTTGCGAATACCCGCCTTGATTATTGCCCGCTCGTTGCCCGTCGCCTAGCATTTCCATATTCTCGACGGCTACCGTGTGCTTGCTTCTATTTTGTCCGTTATTGTCCGTCCATTGGTCGAATTTCAAGCGACCCTCGACTAGAAGCTTTGAGCCTTTGCTGAGGTATTGATTAGCTGTTTCGGCTTGTTTGCCGAAAAACGTAATGTCAATAAAGCACGTTTCTTCGCGTTTTTCGCCGTTTACGTTAAATTTTCTAGTTACGGCTATGCCGGAGCTGCCTATCGCCGCGCCGCTTTGGGTGTAGCGCAGCTCAATATCTTTTGTTAAATTTCCGACTAAAACTATTTTGTTAAACATCTTTTAGCCTTTCGCCTATTTGCCCTTATCCTTTGGCTTCTATCGTAAGCGCCTTTTGCGCGTCTTATTTTTGAGTGAGGCATGCGGGCTTTGCTCTTTTTTGTTTGTGGCGCACCTTGAAAATCATCTACGCCGTTTAACCCCGCGAGCAATGCGCTTAAAATCCCTAATGCTTTCATTTTTAACTCCTTAAATCTTCCATCAGCGCGTCAATGCTGTTTGGGTCGGCCAGATACGCCTCGGCGTCGTATAGGCTCATTCTTTCGACGAGCTTTTCCGCCTCGGCCTCGCTTGCGCCTCTCTTCATCAGCTCGCTTTGCAAAGCGTCAAGCGGTAGCACGCCATCGTCTGCGTCGATTTCTACTTCAAGGGGTGCGGCTTCGATGTATTCGGCTTCGTCAACTGTCAAATTTTGTTTGACGGTTGAGCTGTTCGGTTTTTCCGAACTGCTCAAAAGCTCGTTTAGGTTTTGCGTCGCTTTTGTTTCAATTTTAGGCGCACTCTGCTCGGCTCTTATCGGTTCGTCTTCCAAACTTACGGCTTCAGCCAGGCGATCATTTATCGGCAAGCGGCTGGCGACGTATTTAAGGGCTTTTGCCTTGTACATCTCTTCCGCCCATTCAAGCCAGATGTTAGCCAGCTTATCCTTTTGGGTCTGGTTTTGGCTTTTTAGGCGCAACTTTTCAAGCTTCTTTTTACTTACGAATTCGCTAAATACGTTTTCGCCGCTATCTTTAGCATAAACGATTACGCCTACTAGGTTATTAAATACCCAGTCTCCGTCGTCGTCGCTTCGTTCGTCGTAATTGGGCTTAAAATTTATCTTATCTTCAAGCCCGTTAAACTCGATTTCGAATTCGTCGCATTTATACACCGCTACGGCTCTAAATTTCCAGCCATTTTTCATTCCTAGGCTAATAAGTCCTTTATAGCCTATTTGCAGTTGCGCGACGCCCTTATACGGCACGACGTAAGCTTGCCCGAATAGTTTATTCGGGTGCAAACCGATTTGGACTATTTGCATTGCGGTATTTACTATGCTTTCAACGTTGCAATTTCTCAAATTGCCGTCATTGGCCATATTAACTATCGCACTTGCAAAAACTGACGCCTTAGCCTTGTCGTTGCCGACTATGGTTGAAATTTGGCTCATTTTCGAGCCGACTAACGCCCTTGCGTCTTGTTCTCTAATTTGTAGTTGGTTCATTTTTTGTCCTTTTCAAATTTACGCCGCATTTACGTAATTTTCTTTGCGGTATTCGTAGCTGTGCGCCTCATCTTTGGCGATGTCGGAATAGATAAGCTCCATATTCTCCTCGCCGTATTCTTTTTCTGCCCTGATGTAGTCCATATACCGCGTTAAAAGCTCTTGGTATTTGCTGCGGCCTTTTTCTAGCAATTCCTCGCTTGCCCGCACTAAAAACGGGATGTGCGGCGCAGATTTAGGTACGCAAAGCCACCCCATGTATTTGAGCGAGGTTTTATATCCGCACAAATTTAAAACGTCGGTGTAGTAGGCTAGCGATAAGTCGTAATTATACGGCTCGATCAGCTTCTCAAACTCGTCTTTGTTGTTAGCTTTCGTGCTTTTTAGATCGTAGAGTAGCCCCATTTTACGGATGTAAATATCGGGGCGCGCCTGCATAAGCAAATCCGCGTCTTTGTGATAGTGAAAAAAGCTCACTTCCTTTTCGGCGTATCGCAAAAACGGCACGAAGTCGTTTACAATATCGGAAATTTCTAGGTAATGCTCTATCATGCCTTTGCCGACTACGATTTTATCCGGGTTTGCTTCGCGTAGTTCATCGGTCTTTTTGGTGTCGAGCCCTGCCGTCGAGCTTTCGATATAGGTTTTTTCGATATTTTCGGGCGTCAATATGCAGTCGTGGCAAAGCGTGCCCTCGTCGAAGCAAGGCTTCCAAAAGTCGAATTTATGCCGAAATTTAAAGGCTCTCACGCTTTTTCGTATCAAATCAAAACGAGTCGAGCTTAGCCCTCCCGCCTCGTGATAGTCTTTATTTGATAGGTCTTTTATCATCGTGTTTAGGGGGTATTTAAACCCCTTAAATCCGCCCAAATCTATTTCAAGCATTTAACACCTCGATTTTGCTTAGGTTGGTTATGCCCGCCGCGGCTAACATTTCTTTGATCTTGTCTGTTAGCTTGTCGTGCGGAGCATTTGCCGTAGCTTTGACCTCAAACTCGGCGCGGATAGCGTAGATAGCCTTACCGTTTTCGGCTTCGCGCGGCTTTTGCAAAACTTCGCGCTGGGCTTCATAAAAAGCTTGCGGGTTTTTAGAGGCTAAATTTTGCGTCGCGCTTTTCTCTGCTTCTATTCTCGCGCGCTCGATAGCTTCTTGTTTTTCCCTTTCGGCTCGCGCTAGTAACTCGGCCTCTCTTTGCGCTGCTCTTGCTTCCATCTCCGCCTTTTCTCTAGCGGCTCGCTCCTCTGCTTCGCGTCTAGCTTGCGCTGCTATCTCGGCATCTCTCGCAGCTTTTTCTTGTTCTGCAAGTTTTGCTTGCAAGATTTCGTTTTCAAGGGCTTGTATTTTGGCCTCTATCGCGTCTTTGGTGGCTTTTGCTAGGGTGCCCGCAGGCGTTGCCGCGCTTAGCTTGATTAGGTCGGCGGTATTTATGCGCTCAAAATTTAGCCCTTTTTCATCGCAAAGGCTTTTTGTATATTCTGCTATCCTTACTGCGATTACTTCAAGCTTAGCGTTTTCAAAATTTGCCACTCCGTCGGCTATCTTTTGGCGGCCGTCCGTGATGATAGCCTCTATCTCTTTTTTCTCGGCTTTTAGCTGATTTACGGGGGCTGAAATTTTGTCGATGAAAAATTTATACCTCTCGCCGATCTCGGCTTTTACCTTATTAAAATTCGCCATCACTTTTTTTGCTTCGGGGATATTCTCCTCGGTTACGTTGATTGAGTATTTTTCAACCTGTCTCTGCGCTTCGGCTTTGATTTCCTCAAAGTTCGTGGTTAGCGTTTGGCTATCCGCCGTTTTTGCTTCGTAGGTCACTATTAGTTCCATTTTTTCGTTCATCGGTTATCCTTTTTAGTATTTTGTATTTTTTTAATTGCTTACAAATTTACGGGGTGGGGCGGTGTATGATTTTAATTAAATCGCGTTCTGTTTATCGCGCCATTTCTTGTTTGACGTCGAATTTATTTTTTTGATTACGCCTTAAACTTATTCTCTAAGCAGATACGAATTTATAAACGTTAAAAAATCATTTATCGTCCAATCGCCTAACGCCCGCGGCGGGATTAGACTAATCCAAAATTTAAACTCTTTAAAGTCCATTTTTTCTCCTTAATCAAATCTGCCACCCCAAGCTATGCTTTCTATCTCTACGGCGTTATCAAAGCCTATAAGCGGCTCAAACTCATCCCTTGCACAGCACAAATCCGCCTTTACGCGGCGCAAAATTTTATCCAGCCTATCGGCGTATTCGTCGCAAAGCCCGCCTATCTCGCTATCTTTGGCGTCTTGCTTATTAAAAGCGTGATCGTATGGGTCTATCATTTTTTATCCTTTCAAAATTTCATTTTGTTCCATAAAAAAGCGGTCGTCGTTCGCCACGTATGCTTCGACCGCGCCTATTGCCGTATAGACGTGTTCTAGTTGTTCTTTCGTCTGCTGCAACGCCCTAAACGTAACTAGCTCTTTATCTCGCTTCTCTTTTTCTGTTTTTTGTAGTTTTTGTTTGTAGAAATCCCGCTCTTTTCTCGCGTGTTCTAGTAGCGTTCGCAAGGTTTCGGGGCGGGGGTTTGATGTTTTAAACTCGGCTAGTTCATTTTTTAAACTAGCGATAACGGCGTTATGCTTTGCTAGCTGCCCTAAATAGCCGTTGATTTGGTCGCCGTGGCGTTTGGTCTGTAAAATTTGCGACGCTTCTAAATCGGCTATCTTGCTAACGTAGGTTTCAAATTTAATCGCTTGAAGCTCTTTTTCGCACTTTATGAAATACCGCCTCGCCTCTTTGCCCTTGTCGTTGTTTTCCACCATACAAAGCTCTTTTGCCATATCCAGAGTAACAAAATACTCTTTGCGTGGACGTCTGCCGGTGTAGGTAGTTTTGACGATGTAGTCTTGATTTTCTATGAAGCCGTATTGGGTTATGCGGTTTTTAATCCAGTCGGCAAATTTTGAATTTATGACTAGAAATTTAAAAAGAGTTTCTGCGTTGGCTGGAAAAGCACCTTGTAGTTCTGTTGTTGGGAAAGTAAGAGATAACTCCATATCAAATCCTTATCAAAGTAGTTTCAGATGATATGCGAATTATAACTAATTACCTATCGTTTGTCAAGTGCTTTGATATGGAATTGATAAGAAAATGTATATTTTAATTTTTCTAAGATTTTAGAAAAATAGTAAAAAGCCCACTTAAAGGGCTTTTAAATCCTTAGTTATTAAAAAGATGATATATTGCGTAAGCGGTAAGCCTACTTCATCAGCCTTTTTTTGCAATTCGTCCTTTTGCCTGTCGCTTAGCCTTATTTGGACTATGTTGCTACCTTTGGTTTCTTTTTCTTCTGCCATCTATTCTCCTTTTTTGTGTTTATCAAAAAAATCATTTATATTTTTTATTACCTTATATTTTGCATAACTAATATCGTAAAAAAAGCCCTCAATCGGAAAAAGTTCATCGCCTCTCCTAAAAAACATCTTGCCGCTTTCTTTGTGCGTAAGCAGTTCGCTTAACCCGTCGGCATAGTCATTATCTCTTATAATCTTTGATACTCGTGTAAGCTCGCTTCTACGTTCGTCGCCTTTAAGCTTGTAAGCTTCTATCTTGGCGACTTCATCTTGGGCAAAATAAATATAACTTATCTTTACACCAATCTCGTTATATGCGAGTAAAGCTAACGTGACGAGAGTTAATGTGTAAAAAATGTATTTGAAAAATTTACGTATATGCCTTTTCCTCATATCGTCGATATGTTTAAAAAAAATTTGCTGTGCCTCTTCGTCAAACTCCGCTATGTTGTCGCTTGTGTCTTTGCTTGTGTCAAAAAGCGCGTCAACGGTTTTAGCAATCGGCTTCGCTGCGGTCTTAAAAAAGGCTTTAATTAAAGCTGCTACGAGGTAAAGCGCTCCTATCGCCAACGATATCGGCAAGGAAATAATACCCAAATAGATTATGCCCGCGACTGTAAGCGCAATCAGAAACAAATCGGGTATTAGTATAAAAAGTGCAATAATAACGCAAATTTCAAATAACCCCACGACGCTCATCCTTTTTAACAAAATCCTTAAATTTTATTAAAAATAAGCTTTAAATTTAATATCTCCTCTCCGCTAGCTCCCTTTGCGTGATGCCTAGCTCTTTGCATACGCGCTTAACGATGTTTTGCTCCGCGGTCATTGCTGCTCCTTATATTAATCGTAATGCGTCCGTTAGCATATCACCAGCCCTTTTGGCAACCTCAGACATAGCTTCTTTTTCAATAGCACTCCTTAATCTTTGCCACCATTTCTCTTTTTTACCATCGTCGATAGAGCTCGGAACTTCTTTTAAAATTTCTAGACTTTTATGCATAAGTCTAACGTCTTTAAAGGACCCGTTGTTATAATGTATAAAGCCGTTTATCATTAGCCATGTTAAAGTTTGATTGCAAAACTCTCTTTCTTGCTCATAGTCCTGCTCAATTCCATAATTCTCTTTTTTAACAAAAATAGACACATCACAACTGGTTCCATGCGGAAAATTTGCATATAAGTGATTTAGGGTTAACCCAACATAGTAATTAAATTTTTCCACTCTTTCTTCTTGCGTCATTTTATTCCTTTATTTCTAAATTTCGTTGCTCTACGCTCTTGGGCGCTTCGATACCTAAAATATCGTCTAAATAATAATCCGTGCTAACGACGTTTAAGTCGGCGTCTATTACGGATTTAGATATTAGCGTGCCTGCTATCTTATCGCCGTATCTTAGGGCTATCTCCTGGCTTTTTAGCTTTTTCAGCCACGCTTCGTCTATGATTTTCACGTCTATGGCGGTTCCGTTTATGATGGTCCATTTGCTAGCGCCCGCTAGATCCGGCTTTTTAATGATAAAGGCGCCTCTAAACTCGCTTTTTTGTTCTATCGCGCCGTCTAAATCGTCGGCGCTAAACTCGTAACCGCCTTTTACTTCTCGCTCTTTGCCTTTTAAATTTATGCGTGGTGGCATTTTAAATCCTTTCGCGCTTTGGGATAAACCAGATATTGCCTGTAAAAGAGGGGTTTTGTTGCGTTTATAACCGTAGCTTTTTAGCTCGCTATCCTCTATAATCTCGCAGACTATCTCGTCGGCCTTATGCGGCAACTGCTTTGGGTCGTCTTCTAAAAGCTCTATTAGTTTGTCTTTGACCTTAATCAAAAAATCGGCTATGGCGTCTCTGGGGTCTTTCACGTAGCTCCTTATCTTGCCGCTATCTATGTTTTTTAGCATGTCTTTTACTTTAGCTTTTAGCGAGCCGTTTTCTACGCCCTCTAAAATAATGCGGGTCGTTATCTCGCTATCGACGTAGGAGCAAATAGCGACGTTTAGCTTGTCTAAGCTAGAGATAAAAGCGGATACGTTTTTAAAAAAATCTGCTCCGCCGTCCGCATCGAAATCAAAATGCAGGTCGTAGCTTGCGTCCATTTTCGGCCTTTAAAGAAATTTACGCGATTATACAAAATCGCGGTTTTACGCTTTCTTAACGGCGTAAAATTTAACGTTGGTTATCAGTCCGCCTTTACCTTTTGCTCGGATAGAGCGTAGGAGATTACGCAGAAATCTAACTATTTTCATAACGCCTCCTAAAATCTAATCAGCAAAGAAAATATAAAAGCCGCGACGCCCGTCGAGGCTAATAACAAAAGCGCGGCGTCGGGATACTCGCGCATCTGCGTTAATATGTCTGCCAAAATTCGCTTTAAATCTCCCATCGTTTTCCCTTCTGTTCTTTAAATATTTTTGCGCTAAATTTTTTACGGTTTATTTGCGCGGTTTTGCCTGATTTATCGCAGACGTAATCCAAGCGCCCGTCTCGTAAAATATGAAAATAAAACCCGTGAACGTAGTCATATACGATGAAGCGCCCAAATACGTCGGTGCGAGAGCTCTCCGACGTTATTCCGTCGTAAGTTACCACGGCTATCGTAGTCACTTTTTCGTCCTTTTGTTAAAATTTAAATAAAAGCTCTTTTAAGCTCTTAGTTAAAATTTAGCGGTCTTTTTCGTTTTATTAAAAACCCTGTGAAAAACTATCCTAAATCAGGGCTGGTGCCGGACAGCGACTTATCGTTTCGCTGCTAACGCTTCAGATTGAAACGTGATTAACCCGCCACTCGCGGGAGGCTCACTCTGTCAGCTTTCGCTTGAAGCCTATCCTTTGTTTGGATAAGAGAATATTACCAAAGGTAAGATTAAAAATCACTTAAAGTAAGAACAAAAGTAATAAAAGGTAATTGTTTTTAAAAAAAGCTTTGTGATAGAATTTCTAAAAGAGAGGTAAAGTATGTTATGAGTGTATGGATTGTTTGTTGTCGTGATGTTAATTTTGATTTATTTAAAAGTAGACAAAATTATAGAAATAAATAGAAATATTGATGATAATGTCGCAAATTCTGCCAACTGCACAGAAAAAACAATAAAGTCGATTGCTAAAAAGCTAAATGTAGAGGAATAATATTAGCGCTTTCTCCACTCCCACGGCGGGACAGGTTCTTCGTCTCGCAATAATCCTAATTTTTGCTTTCTTACGGGGCGCGATTATGGCAAAGGGTTATGCCTAGTCGCCTTAACATTTCAAAAGGCGTTATATAACGTACCCCGTAATAGTCGCAAACGTTGGGTATTTTTATTTTTGACGAGTTGGGCGGGACGGCCTTTTCGTTCGTTACTATCGTATAGTTTAGATGTTTTGCTGTCGCGATAAGCAGCGGATCGGCGCCACTTAAAAATCTATCTTTTTCGGATTGGGAAAAGCTCGGGGAAATTCTACCTTGCATTACATCGTTGGCTATGCCGCTAAATATCGCTTGTATCTGGGCGGCGGTATCGTCTAAAACGGTCGGGTTAAGGTTCAATACCCAGCTTGCGATCTCGTCGTCGTGGGCTAAAATTTCGCGCCGGACGCTACTTATCAGGTTTATATCGTTGCTTGCTAATTTATCTTGAACGAAAGCCCAAAAGCCGGAGCAAAAATCAAACGGGTAATACGAGTTTTTGGCGGTTATTAAAATATTCGTATCTATTAAATACATCTCAAAGCTTAACCTCTTGCGCTACTTTGTTTATTAGGTCGGTATTTTTAAAACCTAATAAATTTGCGCCGTTCGTGTACGTTTCGTCGCCGTTTAAAACGGAGCTGGTAACGGCAAAGGTAAATAAATAGCCGTTTCTTACCTTAACCATAACCTCGGGCGGCGGAGCTCCTTTTGATTTCTTTTTGGGTATGCGGCTAAATTTTTCTAATTCGGCATCGTATAGCTCTCGGTATTCGGACGGAGCGAGCAAATTTAGGCTTCTTAGCCTATTTAATACCGCTAACGCGCTAACGCTAAACCGATCGGCGATACGCTCAATCTTCCCATCGTCGTCGAATTCTTCAAACGCTTTTTGAATTTTTGTTTTGGGCATTAGAATTTTGGCGGCTATTTCGTTGCAAGTAAGCTCTACTTTGTTGTTCTCTCGTATATCCAAATCGGATATACCGCTTTGCCCTATCCAAAGATGAGCTGCTTCGTGCATAAGCGTGAAAATTTGACCCGCTTTGCTGTCGTTGGTATTTATGAAAATTAACGGGGCGAATTCGTCGAATATCGCAAACCCTCTAAAAGTATCAAGGTTTAATTTTTTTTTGGTGTTGCCCCTAAGAATGCTATTTCGCATAACCAAAATGCCTAATTTTTCTATCCTTTCTATCAAATTTTTAAGCATTCGATCTTTGTCGCATCCGCTGCCGACTAGGGCTTGGATTTCAAGTCGCGCCGTTACGTCGTCGGCGATTTTTTGCGTATCGTCGGAGCTTTTAAATCTACCTATCGCTTCGCTCTTCGATAGGCCGTTTGTCTTGGCGTATTCTTTAAACCACTCTTGCTTTTGCTTAACGTCGTTTACCGCGGTTTTTAGTTCTAGGGGTATCTGCGCTAAGCCGCCGTTTCCGATAGTCCTTAGATCGGGGATGATTTCTTGCTCTTTGGGGGGTTCTTTGAGCCATAAATACCCAAACGGAATTTGTAGCGTTTTAGCAATATCGACGGCTTGCTTAAACGTCGGTCTTGCCTTACCGCTTACCCATTGTTCTGCTTTTTTATGGATACTCTCGACGCTAACGCCCGCGCGCTTTATAGCCCACTCCAACACGCTCGGCGTTATAAAGGCTTCGTTTGTTTGCATCATTCCCTCTTAAAGTTTTTAATAGTTATCAAATTTTACTAGAATTTAGCAAAATATACTATAAATTTCTAAAACCTCTTTGAATTTATGGAGTAGCTACCGACGACGCGGCCTAGAATTTCGATATTCAAATCCTCCGCAATTTTTATCGGTTCGTAGTCCTTATTGTCGCTTATCAGCGCGAAATACGGGCGTTTTTTAAACCTTTTAACTAATAGCTCGTTGTCATATCTGCAAACGTATATCGCGCCCTCTATTGCCTCTTGCCCGTCGTGGCAAAACACTACCAAGTCGCTTTCCATTATCGTCGGCTCCATCGAGTTACCAAAGCAAGGAATAATCCCTATCTGAGCTTTTGGGCTGACGTTAAACATTATGCGCAAATCCTCGGGCTTAAACGGCAGCATATCAGGGTCGCCCAAGTCGCCGTTTTCTGCACCAAAACCTGCGGAGACTACGCCGTTCTTAAAAAATGGAACGTATATGGTGTTTTTGTCGCTTTCGCTGCCCTCATTATTTTTTTCGGGAGTGTCGATATTATCATCATACCAATATTCTATCGAATACCCGGAATAGTCCACGAGCGACATTAAATTCTTTTTTCCTATCGTTTTTGCGCCCAGTTTCCATTGGCTGACTAGAGATTGAGAAACGCCCACGCGGTCGGCTAATTGTTGTGTCGTAATAGCCCTTTCTTTTAATAGGTCATCTATTTTTTGGGCAAATGTTTTCATTAAATACCTCCCATAAAAATTACTTTTTG